TATGAGATCAATTTCCTTAACTCTAAGTGTTCTTACGATACAAATAAAAATCTCTATGTCAATAAGAAAAAATCAAGCGGTAAGGTCGATATGGTCGTATCGACTATTAACGCGGCTTATCTCGTCCAACAAGATTATTTCTTAAACGAGGGCGCGGGGTTTACAATCCAGGTACTTTAATGTATTTTATAAGTGAAAATCATTTTGGCACCAAATGAAAATCCCGAGGGCGAAATATGGCTTTTAATCTTTTCAAAAGAAAAAGGGACGAGGCTACACAAGCCGAAAATAAAAATAATCAAGCGACGGGAGCCGAGTCTAATCTCGATCCCTCCGATGTATTATTGACAACTCTCTTGAGGGGCGATAACTTGTCACGGGCTCAAGCCCTTACTATCCCGGCGGTAGCCTCAAACGTTGACTTTATTACTGGCGTTATTGCCAGTATGCCCGTTAAACTTTTCAAGTATAAGAGCGATAAGATCGAGGAGGTAAAAGGCGACTCGAGGACTAGGCTTTTAAACGGCGATACCGGCGATACTCTCGACGCGTTTCAGCTCAAAAAGGCTATGGTCGAGGATTATCTTTTAGGCAAGGGCGGTTACTGCTATATCCAAAAATCGCGAAACGAGGTCACGGGGCTTTACTACGTTCAAGATGATTATATTGTCATAGACTACAATTTTCAGCCGATATATAAAAGCTATAAGATTTTTGTCGAGGATGGTACTTATCAACCGTTTGAGTTTATAAAGCTACTTCGCAATACCAAAACGGGCGCTTACGGTACCGGCTTGATCCAGGAGTTAGGCGACGCTCTTGTTAATGCTTATCAAACGCAACTTTATCAGCTCGGACTTGTTAAGACGGGCGGCAATAAGCGCGGTTTTCTGAAATCCGAGAGACGCCTCGGCGAGCAAGAGATCACGGCGCTTAAACGCGCCTGGCGTAATCTCTACGCAAACAATACGGAAAATGTAGTCGTACTTAATAACGGGCTCGACTTTAAGGAGGCGGCTAACACGGCCGTCGAAATGCAGTTAAACGAGACTATCGATAACTTAGGTAAACAGATAGATAACATTTTCCATATATACCCTAACTTTTACGATACTTTTAAATTTGCCATCTATCCGATTATCAAGGCTTTTGAAACTGCTTTAAATCGTGATCTCTTACTTGAAAAGGAAAAGGGTAAATATTTCTTTGAGTTTGACGTTAAGGAGATCGTAAAGGCAAATATTAAGGAGCGTTACGAGGTCTATCGCCTGGCTAAAGAGTGCGGCTTTATGAGTAAAAACGAAATGAGACAAGCCGAAAATATGAACGAGGTCGAGGGGCTCGATGTAATCGACTTGGGACTTGGCGCGGCTCTTTACGATATCAATACTCATACCTACTATACGCCGAATACAGATACCCAAAGCGAGTTAAAAACGCTCGAGGAGGAGTCTATTATCGATCACGATAACGGTACGGAGGAGTAAAGCAAGATGAAAATAACTATAAGAAACGAGTCTATAACTATCGAGGGCTATGTTAACGCGGTCGAGAGATCGAGCAAGCCCTTAACGGAGCGAGGCGTTACTTTTATTGAGCGGATCGCGGCCGGCGCTTTTAAGAGGGCTATCGCCAGGGCTAACGATATTAGGATACTGCTTAATCATAATCAAGCCCGGGACTTGGGCGGTATCTCCGATGGTACTCTAGAGCTCGAGGAGGATAATATCGGCTTACACGCTCAAGCGACTATAACAGATCCCGATGTTATCCAGGAGGCAAAGCGCGGCGATCTCGTCGGATGGTCGTTTGGTTTTGCTGATAGAGAAGTAACTCAATTAAGAGACGAGGAGACGGGGCTCCCGCTTAGAAAAGTAAACGATCTCGATCTTTTCGAGGTAAGTATCCTCGATAGGAAAAAATCGCCCGCTTACGTCGGTACCCTGGTAAACGTCCGCGACGATGGCGAGGAGGAGCGTATCAATATATCCGAGTCGGTTATCGAGGGCGAGGTCGAGATCATAGATACTACTATCGATAACTTGGAGGATGATATCGAGACGAGGGGCGAGGAGCCCGAAACAGAAAAGCCCGAGGCAACTCCCGAGCCCGAGGCTACACAAAAAGAGGTATCAAGCGAATATTACGCTCGATATAAAAACATAATCGCCGAAATGAAATCGGTAAAAAACTAACAAGGAGGTAACAAAGATTATGTTTAAGAATGTAAAGGCTTTAACAGAAAAGCGAAACGATCTTATCACTCGCGCCGAGACTCTTGTTAACACGGCCGAGAGTGAAAAGAGAGAGCTTACGGACGCCGAGGCGCAAGAGCTCGCCGAAATCCGCGACGATGTAAAGCGCATTAAGGAAATGCTCGAGGTACTCGACTCTATCGATGAGGCTCGCCCTACTAAGATCGTAGAGGAAAAGATCGAGGACGCCCGCGCTTGTAGCGACGAGGAAAAGGCTCGCGAGATCCAGGAGGAGAGAGCTTTTGTTGACTATGTACGCGGCGTTATGGTACACGAGAGAGGTGGCGAGCTTGCAAAGGCTAACAATGGCGCTATCATCCCCGTTACTATCGCTAAAAAGATCATCGAGCTCGTTTACGATATTTGCCCTATCCTGGATAAATCCGAGAAGTATAACGTTAAGGGCAAGCTCGAGATCCCTTACTATCCCGCCGATGAGTCTACTCAAATCACGGTAGCTTACGCCGCCGATTTTACGGATCTTACAAGCTCTACTGGTAACTTTACTTCAATCGAGCTTGACGGTTTTCTTGCCGGCGCTCTTACTAAGATCGGTAAGACTCTTATCAACAATACCGATATCGACGTTGTAGGCTTTATCGTTAAGAGGATGGCTTACGATATCGCTCGCTTTATCGAGGGCGAGCTCCTTATCGGTACTTCGCAAAAGGTCGAGGGTTTGAGCGGCGCTACAAACGTTACAACTCTTACAAGCTCAAGCGCTATTACTGGCGACGATCTTATCACTTTCCAGGGTACAATCAAGGATATCTATCAAGCTAATGCTATGTGGATTATGAGCCCTAAGACAAGAGACGCCCTTAGACTTCTCAAGGACGATGTAGGCCGCTATCTCCTTAACGATGATATCACGGCTCCTTTTGGTAAGACTCTCCTCGGCAAGCCCGTTTATGTATCCGACAATATGCCCGATATCGACGGCGGCGCTAAGGTAATCTATTACGGCGATATGAGCGGCCTTGCTACAAAGTTTAGCGAGGAGATCCATATCGAAGTATTGCGCGAGCTTTTCGCCGCTCAACACGCTATTGGCGTTGTTGGTTGGGTAGAGTTTGACGCTAAAGTGCAGGATCAACAGAAAATCGCCGTCCTCAAGATGGGATCTTGATCTTAACTTTCGGAGGGTTAAAAGATGGCTTACAAGGCTTTAAAAACTTTCGTCGGTAAAATCTCTATGAGACGCGGCGAAACAAGAGAGATCAAGGACGAGGCTCTCGTTAATGATCTTATCAAGTCGGGGCTTGTTATCTCCCTCGAGGATGATAAGCCCGCTCCCGTAACTGCTGATACACAAACGGTAGCAACCGAAAAGCCTCGTAAGGGACGTAAGAAAAAGGAGGTTGTCGAAAATGCCTAACACTAGCTCTTACGTCAAGTTTAGCGAGATCGCGGTTAGCGATCTCGTTAACTACCTCCGTTTACCCGAGACAACTCAAGCCGATACTACCCTTTTAGGGACTATACTCGAGGCGGCTAAGAGTTTTGTCTTAACCTATACGGGACGGGATGAGATAAGCGCGGACTTGTTTCCGGAGTTTACTATTGCAGTTTACGCGATCTCCGAGGAGCTTTTCGATAAGAGGACTTTTACGGTAGATACAAACACGGCTAACGAGATTATCGCGTCAATCTTAGGATCTAGGAGTATTAACTTGCTATGATGAATATCGAGAACGCGGGCGACTTCAATAAACAGATCAAGATAAAATCTCGATCTATCACTAAAGACGCCGAGGGCTATCCCGTCTATACGGATACGCTCATCCTCGCGCCTTGGGCTAAAGTCAAAACGACTAAAGGCTTTACTTTGATCGCTAACGGCTCGGATTTTGAAAAAGCATATACTAACTTCACTATCCGCTATCCCGTAACTACTGCTATAACTCGAGATATGATAATCGAGTACAAAGGCAAAACATATGAGATCCAGTATTTGAATAACGTTAACGAGGCCGATACTCTTTTAGAGATCCAGGCTAAGGAGGTAACTCATTAAATGGCTAGATTTTCGAGCGAGATCCCCAAAGACTTGATAAAGCTCTTTACGGAGCTCGAAGTTAATACGGAGGATATGCTCGGGGATATGGTCAAGGCGGGCGCCGAGGTCGCTCAACAAAATGTACTGGCTAAAATGCCTAAAGCTCTTAGGGAGTCTCTCGGGGATGAAAACGTAACATTAACGAGAGTATATAAAACTCCTAGCGACGATGGTATAAATTGCCAGGTAGCGATCGAGGGATACTTTACAAATAAAGATGGCGTAAGGACTCCCGCGCCGCTCGTCGCTAATCTCTTTGAGTATGGACGATCTAATAGCCCGTACCCTCGTCAACCGTTCTTTAGATCCTCGTTTAATAAGGGTCAAATCGAAAAGGCTATGATAAAAGTACAAGAGAAGTATATCAAGGAGAAATAAGCCGAAATGAATAAAGAGATCGAGATCCTATTTACTGGCTTTAAGGTCGATAACGTGACTATACCCGTTTCCTTTATGGTTTACGAGGGTCACGGCGAGCCTTACGTTGTATATCGCCAGTATGATAAGGATAACTCTTACTCTACGGACGATGATATCGCCGGATATGTGACTTATTACGACTTCGATGTTTACGGACAAGGAAATATCGCGCCTATCATCGAGGCGATTAAGTCAAAGCTCAAGGGTGCCGGATGGACTTGGCAACCGCGACGCGACTCTCCCGACTTTTACGAGGCGGATACTCGTTATTTTCATAAAACTATCTGTTTTGCTTATCCTATACAAATAATTGAGGAGGTTAATAAAAATGAGCAATAAGACAATCAATCAAGCTCTTACGGATTTATTCCTCGGACTCGGCGGAAATTCCTCCGCTCTTTCGGATAACGATACCGTCTCCGATTATATCGAGGATCTCGAAAGCGCGATCAAGGCTTACGTCGCGGAGTCGGCGGGATCTGTTCTCCCGGCGGTAACGGCGGAGGATAAAGATAAGGAGCTCATGGTCGTAAGAGACGGAGACGATTATCTTTGGGGGATCGGATCCCTTATCAACGACGAATCGAGTCAAGGAACGAAACATACATACTCGATCGAAAAGATCCGGGAGCTTGTCGCGACTCAAAACGCGGACGGCGGAAAACTCAACTCCGTTGATATCGACGATATGGAATATCGAAAGACAAATAAGGTTTACAAGCTTGTTGATCTTTCAAATATAACAAATGCTCCTGCCGCAACGGGCTCGGGTATTCTCAAGGTTTACAATCCTTATCCCTCTCAAGCTTGGTGTATTCAAGAGGTTATCGCTTTCGATCAAACGGCGGAGGGAGTCGTCTCAAATTACAAGATTTATATCCGTCACTTTATGAGCGACACTCTCGGGTGGTCAAATTGGTTTTCTACAAGTCTTACAGAAATCACATAAGGAGGTTTTAAAAAATGGCAAAGATAGGTTTGAACAATCTTTGGTATGCGCTCTTGTCGGAGGCCGCTAACGGTACTCCCTCTTACGGCGGCGCTAAGTCATTCGGTAAGGCTATTAGTGCTAACGTGTCTATCTCTAACAATGACGCAAAGCTCTATGCCGACGATGTACTCGCCGAGAGTGATACCAGTTTCCAACAAGGTACCGTAACACTCGGCACTGATGATGATCGCGAGGCGACTTTCGCCGAGATCCTCGGCCACTCTATCAGCGACGAGGGCGAGGTCGTAAGAAATTCTAACGATATCGCTCCCTGGGTCGGACTTGCTCGTATCGTCGTAAAGATGGTATCTAACACAAGGCTTTACAAGGTCGAGATCCTTAACAAAGTTAAGTTTTCCGAGCCTAGCCAGGAGGATAACACAAAGGGCGAGTCGGTAGAGTTTAGCACTCCCGAGATCGAGGGTACTATCGCAACTCTCGCCAATGGCGACTGGTCACTTGCTCAAACGTTCGCCACAAAGGACGAGGCTATCGCTTTTATCCAGGCATATTTTGCAAGCGCTACAAGTACATACCGTGTAAACTACGATGTAAACGGCGGTACTGGCACGATCGCGGGCGAAACAGTTAACGCGGGATCTAGTGTAACACTCGATACGGGATCGGGTATCACTCCCCCGACTAATACTACTTTCGCGGGTTGGGCTCTTTCGTCTACTGCAACCGAGGCGGCTTTTGAGGGCGGCGCTACCTATACGCCTATCGCTGATACTACATTCTATGCAGTATATGAGGCTAATACTTAAAAACTGTAATGGTTGCTATATAATATAAGGGGTCGCCTCGTCTCTTGGATACTCTCGAGGCGAGGCGGCTACTTTATTAACTAACTTGGAGGATTTATAACTATGAGAGAGATAAGCGGATCCCTTAACTACAAGGGTAAGGTCTATAAAACCGTCTTTAATCTTAACGTTATGGAAAAGATACAAGAGGAGTATAAGACGGTAGATAATTGGGCAAGCCTTACGGATGGCACGAGCGGCGAGGTTGATATTAAAGCCCTCCTCTTTGGTATCCGGGAAATGATTAACGAGGCGATCGATATCGATAACGAGGATAACGGCACTAACGAGCCTTTTGTATCTCATAAACTCGTAGGCCGTATCGTAACCGAAATAGGCTTTGAAAAGGCGGCTCAAAAAATGAACGAGCTTGTTATCGAGTCGGTTAACGACGATAGCGGCGACTCAAAAAACGGATAATACACGAGGACGATGAGATCGAGCCGGAGCCCTTGCGGTTTTCGTGGATTTACTATATAGCAAGGGCTAAACTTAACTTAAACGATAAAGAGGTCGGGAGGTTGACTTTCGGGCAATTTAACGGGCTCTATAAAGCATATAAAGAGACTTTCGACTTAGAGTTAATGCTTACGCTTTCGCGGACTACTTACGCAAAGTTAAAGGCAAAAGCGGATGAGTCGGAGGAGTGGCTACACTAATCGAGAAAAGGAGGCGGGTATAATGCCAGGATTTGGCGGCGCGGTTAAACTTACGGGCGAGAGTGAATACAGAAAAGCGCTCAAGAGCATTACGCAAAGTTTAAAAGAGGTTGATAGCGAGTTAAAGCTCGTCTCGTCTCAATACGATAAAACCGATAGGAGCCAGGAGGCGCTATCGGCTCAAGCTGATGTACTGGCGAAAAAGTTTAACGCTCAAAGCGAAAAGGTACTCGCTCTTAGAGAAAATTACGCGGCTATGGCTCAACAAGCCGAGGCTAATAAGACTAAGCACGAGGCTTTGAAAAATACCCTTGATAGTGAGACGGCTAAATTGCAAGCTATTGAGGCCGAGAGTGGTAAAACAAGTGACGCGTACCAGGAGCAAGCGGCAAAGGTAGCCGAGTTATCTAGCGACTACAAGCGATCTCAAACGGCTATCGAGGGTCAAGAGGCGGCTTTATCCCGGGCAAGAGTCGAGCTTAATAATAACGAGGCGGCTCTTAACTCGACGGAGGCGGCTCTTAACTCCCTGGATAACGAAATGAAGTCGAGTGGAAACGACGCCGAGAGCCTCGGGGATCATATCAGCGAGGCGGGAAACGACGCGCAAGAGGCAAGTGAGGGCGGCTTTACCGTCTTTAAGGGTATGCTCGCGGACTTAGCCAGTAATGCGATACAAAGCGCCTTGTCGGGACTTGCAAGCCTCGGCGGGGCTCTTATCGATCTCGGAAAAGACGCGTTAAGCAGTTACGCCGATTATGAGCAACTTGTCGGAGGTATCGAAACGCTTTTCGGTACCAGGGGAGCCCAAAGCCTTGAGGAGTATGCCGAAATGACAGGGCAAACGGTAGACGAGGCACGTTATTATTGGAATAGACTAAGCGAGGCTCAAGAGACGGTACTCGATAACGCCGCTAACGCCTATCAAACGGCGGGGATGAGCGCTAACGAGTATATGGAAAACGTTACAAGTTTTTCGGCGGCTCTTATCTCATCCCTTGAGGATAATGGACTCGCGAGCGGGGACGCGGTTTTACAAGCGGCTCAAGCGGCGGATCAAGCCCTTATCGATATATCTGATAACGCCGCTCGTATGGGTACGGATATCGACTCTATAACTAACGCCTATCAATCCCTAGCCCGCGGGCAGTATCAACTTCTTGATAATTTAAAATTGGGCTATGGCGGTAGTAGGAGTGAACTAGAGCGACTCCTCGCGGACGCGAGCGAGCTCTCGGGAGTCGATTATAATATCGATAATCTAAGCGACGTATACCAGGCTATACACGTTATACAAACGGAGATGGGTATAACGGGCGCGACGGCCGAGGAGGCGGCGGGTACTATCTCGGGATCTACTGCCTCAATGAGCGCGGCCTGGCAAAATTTGGTTACTGGTATTGCGGATGATAACGCGGATCTTGACGGGCTTATCTCTAATTTTTCGAGCTCGCTTTTAAACGTAACGAGAAATATACTCCCGAGGGTATCGACAATAATAAGCGGTATCGGCTCGCTTGCGAGCTCGCTTGTTAGTGATCTCGTCCCTCAATTAGTAGATATGATCCCTCCCTTACTTAACGAGGGGCTCCCGATACTACTCGACGCGACTCAATCTATACTTGAGTCGGTATTATCTGTATTGCCCGAGGTAATCCCGATAATAAGCGGGCTCATCCCTCAAATTTGTAGTAGCATAATCTCGCTAACGCCGCAATTACTGCAAGCGGGTATAACTATTATATTATCGCTTATATCGGGTATCTCGGAGGCTATACCTCAATTATTGGGTATGCTCCCGGGCTTGATCTCGGAGCTTGTGACGGTAATAACGTCAAATCTCGGGACTATCATATCGACGGGAGTCGATATATTAGTCGCGCTTATTCAAGGTATAAGTGACGCGATCCCGCAATTATTACAACTCCTCCCCGAGATCCTCGCTCAAGTGCAGTTAGCAATAATCGATAATCTCCCGACTATCATCGAGGCGGGTATCGAGATAACAAGCGCGATCCTCGAGGGTATTATCCAGGCTTTACCCGATCTACTCGCTTATATGCCGCAACTCATAACGAGAACGGTTGAAATTTTGAGCCAAAATATGCCTCGTATCCTGGCGGCGGGCAAGTCGGTAATTGTAAATCTCGTTAACGGTATAAGTCAAAAGATGGTTACTTTATCCGATAAGGTCGCCGATGTAATAGGCGTTATACACGATCGCCTCGCGGAGCTCCCTACTCGTATTATCGATATCGGTAAAAATATCGTACGCGGACTTTGGGAGGGTATTTCGGATATGAGCACCTGGATAGCGCAACAAATACAAGGCTTTGGCGAGTCGGTACTCGACGGGATTAGGGACTTTTTCGGAATTGCCTCCCCGTCTAAGCTGATGGAAAATGAAGTAGGTCAATATCTCGCTCAAGGTATCGGAGTCGGTTTTACTGATGAAATGCGGGCGGTATCTGATGAAATGCAAAGCGCGATCCCGTCTAGTTTTGACGTTGATACGACTCTTAACGGGACGCCAGGGGCGGGAGCTGATTATTATACCATCTTTAACGCTTTTAAGGCCGCGCTTGAGGATATGGAAATCGAGCTCGACGGCGTTAATATGGGTAAGTTTGTAACGAAAACAGTAACGCAAGCCCTTTATACATAAACGGCGATAAATATAGATACAAATCTATATAAAGGAGGTAAAGGCAAAATATGTATGGAGCTAATACAAGGCCGTATATAGTTTTAAATAATCGTAACTCTCGCTTTATCCCGGGGCTCCTGGTAACGGATCTCCCGCCGATAACAAAGCCTAAGATACGGACAAGAGCCGAGACGGTAGACGGACGCGACGGCGATATAATAACAACTCTCGGATACGCCGCATATAATAAGGAGCTCAAGATCGCCCTTACATACGGTTATAATGTGGACGATGTAATTAACTTTTTCAATTCAAGCGGTACCGTTACTTTTAGTAATGAGCCCGACGTATATTATAACTATGCTATATATGAGCCTATCGACTTTGAAAAGCTCATCCGCTTTAAAACTGCCAAAGTAGTTTTTCACGTTCAACCTTTTAAGTATCCGGCTTTTGAGCGATCAATTACACACGAGTTTGACGGCACGAGCCCGAGGCTTTATCTCATCCGTAATATCGGTAATATCGCGAGCCGTCCAACAATAACGGTATACGGCTCGGGGACTATCGGCTTTAAGATAAACAATATTGACAAGTTAAGGATCGAGCTCGGGGATGAGCCTTATATCACTATCGACTCGCAAAATATGAACGCCTTTATTAACGGGCGATATGCTAATCGTTTAGTGACTGGCGATTATGATAAAATACAGTTAGAGCCGGGCAATAGTCAATTAGGCTTTACTGGTGCAGTTAGTAAATTTACGATATTTAATTACTCACGATTTGTATAAGGAGGGTAAAGCTATGGCGGGGATTTTTTACAATGCGATTATACAAAATATCGCTATGGTTAAAAATGATACAATGGCTTTTGGTTTTCAGATCAAAGGCTTAGAGGGTCAAACACCGACGGAAATATATTTCACGGCTAAAAACAATGTCAAGAGTGACGATTATCTTTTCCAAAGATCCCTCGAAAACGGTATCACTCTTGATAATTACGATCCTTCAAGCGATACACTTACTTATAAATGCCGTATCGATCCCGAGTCTACTCTAAACGTAAATGTAGGGCAATACTATTATGATCTTGAGATCCATATCAACCGAGATACTTTTACCTTGCTAAAAGGTAACTTGTTTATTGATTGGGAAGTAACAAGTAAAAATAACGAGCAACCGACGCCAGGCGACGACGGCGACGCTATTTATTATCCAATAGCCGCGCCCGAGGGTAAAAAGGAATATACAGAAAGTTATATATCTCAAATCGCTCAAGGGATCTTAGACGTTAATAGCCTATCGACTACTTACCGTACTGCCGATATGGTTAACGCCCTGGCGCTCATCCGCGATCAATTAGACGATATCAGCGACGCGATCAATATAAAGCTCGATGAGCCCACAACTAATATTATCCCGCTCGGGTCGATGGCGGCGGCGATCGCCAGTATTGCGACGGGGCTACCGCTTATTGACTATATGGCAAATCTCGCCGAAAATCTCGCGGCCGTCTTTGGTTATGCAAATTATGGTTACTGGTTTTGTAAGGTATCGGACTCGGCTTATATGTTATCTGTTTCAAGCTCGCCTATACAAATACGCTTTAAGATCACGGGAGGATCCAGGGGAGTTTTGGCGCTCATTATAGCGATCGCGGCCGATAGCGGATATATCAAAGAGGGCTTTAGTAATCAATATCTCTATCCATCCGGCAAGAGTGATTATTATCCTATTGACTCTCAAGAGCTCGGGACGGCGAGCACGATAAGCGCCTCCGATTTTGGTACTTTATCACTCGCGCCTTTTTATAATCGCGATAATCTGTTTTATAATCTCTCGGCGTCAAATCTCCCGAGGACTCTTTCGGTATATGCTAATCGTAATGTTTACGCTATGAAAAACTTTATCGAGGGTTTTACTTTTGGCGATCTCTTTAACGTTACTGTTACGGGCGCGAGTGACGCGTATTTACTTTATATCGCCGATTGGGACGATGTATTTAACTTGTGTGTAATCACGAGCGACTCCGATAGATTTTACTATAACCGTACTAACGGACAATTCATTATTCAGCGTAACTATTGGAGCCGTCCCGGTACTTTTGATTGGTTCGCTACTAAGCAAAATATTAGCGGACAACAAAGCTCAAGCGCTTACTACGCCTATAATATGACGGTCGAGCAACTGCAAGCGGCTATCTATTTCAATACTTGCGATATCCTGGATGAGAACGGCGAGGTCGTTATCCCGGCTAATTGCACTCTCGCCGATATGGGTATCAGTTAAAGGAGGGCTAAACAATGGATAACTCTTATCAGAATAGTACAATATCCCAAATACTCGAGGCTATAATTAACGAGTCTAGTTTCGACGGCTCTAGCTCCTCCGAGATCGGGGATATACTTCTCTCTATACTCAATAATACCAGTTACGACAAGGAGCCCGAGAGCGTTATCGGCCAACTGCTTATTAAGCTCAAGGCTAAGATCGCGGGCGAGTCGTTTGAGCCTTACGACGGTACTCATATATCCAGGATCGCGGATATACTCTTGGCTACACTTAACGCCGAGGAGTATAACGAGGCGCCTCAATCAAAGATAGCCGAGTTACTTCTCGCACTCAAGGCAAAGATAGAGGATAATCCCGAGGGTACGGCAAGCGGCAAGATCGCGAGCTTTACGACTACACTCGAGGAGGGCGCTATACAATCTATCGAAATTGAATTTGATCCCGATACAGATTTACCTACTGAATGTTTCCTTTATACCGGCGGGGCTAACTTTTTCGATCCTATGCAGTTTAGACCGGGCGCGATAGACGACCAAACGGGCGAGGAGGTAGCAACTAACGATCAATTAAGATCGCAATTTGAAACGATAACGGGCGGGATGGATTATTATATCAAGGTCGGATCGGATAAGAATGTATCAATATACTGGTATAATATTTTTAGTGAATTTTTAGGCGCTGATACGAATGTAAAAAATGAAGTTATTACGGCTCCCGAGGAGGCCGTCGTATATAGGCTAGTAACGTCCGTTGATTATGGTACTACCTACTTGAATGATATATCTTTAAACTATCCCGCGAGCAATACCGAAAACAATGAATTTATCCAGTTTACGGAGTATTTTATAGATTTAATGATAATATCGCCGGCAACCGGGGGTAAGATAGATATCGGCTCGGATGGCGGTATTTATTATACGGATATCGGCGGTAATAGGAGTAGGATAAGCGAGCTAGATAATCCCGTTTCAACTATTGACGGCGTTAATAATTTCTATATTGTTGACGGCGGTAGTAACGCGGCTTTGGATATAACCGTAAATTATCTTAAAAGATGATAATATAAAAATAGGAGGTAAACAGTATGGCGAGTAATATATTCTTTAAAACTTTAATGCTCAAGGGAGAGGCGGGAGGCACTATTACGAGTATCGAAAAGATAGGCGTCTCGGGCGGCTCTTACGTTTTTCGTAT